AGATAGTTCACTCTTGGCTTTATCAGCCTGTGACTGCCAGTACTCATACCTATTAGTGTCTTCTTTTGGGTCAACACCGTTTTCTGTGGTTTCACTAATTGGAGCTGCAACTTCTTGACCACTAACAGGGTCAATATCAGCTGTAGGGATATCACCAGAAGGTATCTCTTGAGATAACTCTCCTTGAAACATCTCTACATCTTGCGAAGGTGCAGAACCAGCATCAACTACTTCCAAATTATCCATTTTCTTTTTCCTTTATTTGCGATTTGGTTAATTCCAGCAACCGCTTCCTCAATTCTCTTCATTTATACTTAGTATAGTTTCATTCATCTCACGCTGTGGATTGTCTTCAGCAGCCATAGATAAATCATTTCTTGCATTTTTTAACTCATCACTAAGTCTAGATTGATATAATTTTTGTGCCATTTCTACTTTGGCTTCAGCTTTAGCAAGCTTCTTTTCAAATTCTTTAACCTCTACACGCTTTCTATCATGTAGTGATTCCCTCTGTGCAGTCTGCAAGTCACCTTTAAGTTTCTTAATTTCTTCATTTTGCATTTGCAACTGCTGTTGTAATTGTTTCATCTGTCCAGATCTTTCTAATACACCTTCCATATCTGCAACATCAGTTTGTTTTAATAACTCTATTTGGTCAATTAAACCAGCTTGATATAACTGCATGTAGTACTCAAATCTTCCCCAACGATTACTTGGTAATGTAGAACCAGATAATACTATAACATCATATTTACCAATAGTAATATCATTTTGTTTACCTACAACATTTCCTATATCATCATACAAAGGACTATTAACTACAACTTCCATAGGTTTGTTATTAGGTTGTAATATTCTCATAGTTTTTTCGTCAGTATAAACTTGTTGTATTAAACCTATAACTACTTTAGCTAATTGATTTATTCCTTCTTCTATATCATCTCTTTTAGATTTAATACGTCTTTGACCATATTCATCTAAAGCAACAGTACCTTTAAAAGTTTGTGGTGCAGCACCCATGTCGCCCTGCATTAAAGCGTATATACCAAGGATTCTTTCAATATCAGCTTTTGCATCTGCCTCATTTTTATATAATTCATTAGGCAAAGGTATAGGGGATGCTACTATAGGACTACCTAACTCTGGGTCAAACTCTATGACCGCTGTTCCTGCTCTACCCCAATCTTGTTCTACCTGCTGTTTGTTTACTGCACCACGAGGGATTAATAATTTTACGTTTGTACTACTAGATGCATGTGCAATAATTAATGAACGTATTTTATTTATATACTCTTGTAATCCTTTTACAAGTCTTACATCAGACATAGGATAAGGATTACGATTAAAACCATTCATAAATGGTACAATTGGATATTCTTCTATAGGTAATATTGATTTATATAACATATGGTCACCTACAGAAACACATTGCTCTATATTTGTAATTTCTATTTCATTTACTAAAATTCTATTATCTTGTATTAAATGGTCTTTAGTAGCAATGTCTATATAACTTGTAGAGTTAGGTATTGACCCTTCATGTTCTTTACCTGCCATTGGCATAGGTTGACCTGACATAGGGTCTTGCATCATATGAAACGTATCACCCATTTGTTCATGTAATTGAACATAACCTCTAACTTGTTTTTCATCAGTAAATATTTGAACATCACCATTATTGTCAGTTAATATAACTACTTCTTCTTTTTTGTAGTCATCATATTGGTCTATGTTTAATACTTTTTCTTCATTAGAATATGGGTCATATATTTTATAATAAGGCATACGTATTTTTGTATACCTTGTAAACATTTCTAATTCTCTATCCCCAGATAATTCTTCTCCTGCTATTCTGCTTTTTAATGTAACATCTTCAGAGTATAAAGGAGTTCTACTTTCAGCAGGTATATTAATATGACTAGTTTCTTGAACTTGTAATATCTGTTCTTCAAACTCAGGGAAATATTGTATTAACTGATTTTCACTCATCAATTTAGCTACAATTATATGACCGCAATCTCTAGCAAAGGGATCTTTACTGCTTGGGTCAAAGTATACTTCAAGAGGGTCTATTGATTTAAGACAAACTTCACCACGACCAAAGTCTTTATCTGGGTCTGTATATGCCATCATAACTCCCATGCCTTTAACATAGTAGTCATCGATGCATTGCTTGAGTTCTACGTTGCCATTTGAATTATCCCAGACGTAGGACATCAAATCAGAAAATAAACGACCAACTTCTGTATCGCTGGTTTCTCTGGCAGTTGACTGAAATCGTGGCTTGTTAGCAGAGAGCATAGCTTTTGCTTGCTCTACTGCAGAAAAAACTACATTTACGACAATAGGTTCTTGAGCTTTATTGCGTAAGGTGTCAGCTTGTTCTTTTGTCCATTGCTTACCATTACGAAACTCATTATCTTCTACAGCTTGCTTTGCCCAGTTTTCTCTGGCAGAGCTGTATTCTTTTAATAGGTCGTGTGTAAATTGTACTTCTGGGTCTTTACTAGAGTTATTATTATGCATAGAGTTAGGTTTTTAATTACTTAAACTATTAATGTCTATAAAAAGTTCCCATTTAAGATGTTTTCCAATCATAGCTCTTTGCAGCAACTCTGCTGCTAGGTTCATTTTCTTTATTTTCTAATACATGGCTTGGAGCGTAGCATTTCTTCATTGCATAATACAATCCATCTAATAAGTCATCATGTTTACCTCTAGGATACAATAGCAATTCATCTTTTAATGCTAGTTGTTTTTTTTTAATATACATTTTCTTTTGTGCAAAATATGGCTCCATTGTTTCTAGTCTTGATGATTTACTAGTTCTTGGTGCTTCTTTTATTTCTAATCCACTAATAAACAGATTCTCTTCTTCTGTTCTTTGTCTCAGGTACTCTCGTAGCATTTCCTGATAACCTACAGACTCAATACGTACTTTTACAGGCTTGTATAGTTTAAAATACTCTATGATGCTTTCTGCTAAATTCATAGGGGTTGCTCTTTTGCGGTAGTATTCTAGAACATACCTGTTGTTTTTGTTATCAACTGCTACAGGCATAATAACACTATAGTCAGCTGTCTTGCGTATTGAGGATGCAGGGTCAACCCCCATAAAGACGTTTACTGGTATCTTTTTATTATTACCAGTTAGATAGTGTTGATTGTCACTATCTATTTCTAATTTATAATTATGATATTGTATATACTCTTCTTTAAACAGCTGGTCTTCATCGCCAACTATCTTACATAGATATTCTCTATAAAATACACTTACCCTTGCTATAGACTCTAATTCTTCCTTTTTTTGTTTTAATTTTTTTATAGGTTGCCATTCTTCCCACAATGCTACTTCATTATCCATGTCTGGACTAAAATGCATATTAACCCATCCCTTCATTTGTTTTAGTATTTCTACCATGCAGCGTTGATGCTGCGGTGTACCAATAACTATTATTCTACCTTTAGTGGGATCTAGTGAAGGAACTGCTGATTGCAATAACCATCTAAGGTTTTGTTCCATAGCTTCTGCAGTTTTAGTATTGTTTTCGTCTTCTGGGTCATCTACAATAATTAATGTAGGTCTTTGACTACCTACTTTAATACCTCTAAGCTGTTGACCTGTACCTTTACATATTATCATAGAACCATCTTTTAATTCTACTTCAGACTTTGCCCATTGTTTAGCACTATGTTGCCCCCAGTATCCATAAATAGCTCTAAATGTTTCGCTATAATCAAGAACATCTTTTATTGTACCTAATAATTTTATAGCATGGTCTTGGGTTCTAGATACTAGGACTATTAATTTACTCCCCTCGTGATGCATAAGGTGGTATAAAGGGTAGACACCACCCACAATGGAGGATTTTGCATGACCACGAGGGGCAATGATGTTTACTTGCTTGGAGGCACTATCAAGTAAAGCATCAGCAATCTTGTAATGAAAATCTGGTGAAGGAACTGTAAACATATTTGGCATTATAATTTTACCAAACATTATCATGTTCTTCTTTAATTTATTTACTACTAGCTTTTTATCTTCTGCCACGCTTTTTCTTCTTTGGTTTAGGGCATGTTGTTATGTTATGTATTTTAGTTTCTTCATAATTACCTGTTTTTAAGCCACAATGTTTATGGTTACCACAATCTGTAGCAAATGCACACACTCTGCTTATGATAGGGCAATGTGCAAACATCAATACATTTCATCATTCCACAATATGCCATAGGTTTCCATTTCTTTTAACGCATCAATAGCTACGGAAGAAAGAAACTCTGGGTCACTACTAGGCATAGCAGAAATAACATGCAACGCTCTTACAGCTACATCAAGCTGGTCTTCCATGATATTAGCATTTACATGCTCGTAATCATCAGGATTCTTGGGGATGCTCATTTGTTTCCTCTTTTCTTTGTAATGTTAGTTTATTTTCCTCCATCGCTATAGTATCAGCTATTTGTTTAGTAACATCTATCTGTACTGTATCTGTTAATACTTTTTTACTAGGTTTCATTTCTAGTAAATCCATTATTGCATCGTTTGCTTTAAGAAAATTGTTAACATCACCCTTGCCTTCTGCCATATGTAACGCTCTAAGTAGGTTATCTAATGCAAATTCTTTGTTAATACTCTTTTCAGCTAATAATTCTTTTAATTTTTGTTCTACCATGTCTTTTGATACCTTTTGTTTTAGAAATCTTCGTACTGTTGCTGCTGGAATCTTTTGGTCAGGTCTATATATCTGTCCTAACTTGTCAAAATCTACTTTATCTCCAGATAATAGCATATTAGCATATGTATTTATCGTATTTTTTGCTCTTGTAGTGTTTATTTCTTGTTCTTTCCAATCTTTTGCAGGATTTGTTTTAGAATAACACTCATATGCATGATTTAACTCAAATTTTATTGTAGAAAACGAACTTCCCCATCCCACGCCACATGTTAGCTTAATAAATGTCTTAGTATGTCCATTTTTATCTGTATAATCTTTTCTAGACACACATTCACTAACATAATCATCATCTGTAAGACCCCAGTCGCCAGTATTGCACTCTTTCCAGTATAAATATTTAATATTTCTATCATCTGCTTCTTGTTTTGTGTAAACAGGGTATTCTGCAGTCTTTCTATTAATTCTTCGTTTTATTTTTATCATGTTTTTCCTAGTAACTGTTACTAATTAGTAACTGTTACTATATAAGTAACTTATATATAATATACTATATACTTTAATCCATACTCTCATCAGATTTATCGTGTAAACCATGTTTTTGTTCAATAATACGAGTAATTATCTCATATTCTGCTTCTAATTCTTCTGTAGACATATTAACTCTATCCAAGATCTTCTGGTATTCTGCATCAGTCATAGAGGATTCTTCCCATTTACCTGTTGCAACGTTAAATACTTCGTAAATTCGCTTTTTATCAGTCATGTCTTTTTAATTTAAAGTAAAACTTTATGCTATTTCAACTCTGATTTAGTTATATATGTTCCAAATACTCTATTGCAACTAGAACAAGAATGAGAGTGAGAGGTATGTTACGTTACCTACCCCCACGTTAGTAGGGTTGCAGGGGGTTGATTTGGTTGAGTTCAAACATTGAGTTAAGGTGTTGCGTTCACGCAAGCGTCACCGCAACTCGTTCTTTACTCACCGTTATCAATCCCACCCTAACGTACAACTCACGACCCCCAAAGCTTACGCTTTGCCGCAGTCGTAGAGGTACTTGTTACCACACATGTATGTATCCCCAGCTATATACTATAATCCTTACACATAGACAGAGTACTTATAGTCATTTACTAATAACCTAACATCTTGTGGAAAACTTTCTCATATGTTACAGGACTTCTTTATCTGTGATATATTCATTAACATAGGAGAATAAACACATGAATAAATATATTAAAAACACAGGTTATTTCTTTGTAGGTCTTAATGTAATTGTAGCCTACAAAGTAAAAGATGTGGTTGAAAATTGCATTGACATTGGTCAACGTGCAATGTGCGAAGAGCCATTGCATTCTCATCATGACGGATGTCCAGAATGTGACATGCCAGTCTAAAAACCTTTGGGGGATGTTTAATATGCATCCCCCTTTCTTATCTTTGAATTAATAAACCAACGGAGGTCTAATTATGTTAGAGTTATTTGTAATTGTATTGTTTGGCTATATTGCTTT